TAAATCAATTAGTGGAGCATTAAATACATTAACCTCAATTCCTAATTCAGCCTTAGATTATAGTTCTATTACTATAAATGGCGTTTCAATCGCATTAGGTGGTTCAAATAATATAACCGCCAATACATCAAATCTTCTTTATAGTGGCACAGGACTTACTGGTGGGCCTTTTAACGGGTCATCTCCAGTTACGATAAGTATTGCTCCATCTGGCGTTATTGCTGGAACCTATGGATCTGTAAATACAGTTCCTAGTATCACTTTAAACACCGAAGGTCAAGTAACTAATATTGCTTTAGATCCTATTGCCATATCAAATTCTCAGGTATCAGGTTTAGGAACTTTATCGACTCAAAACGCTAATAATGTAAATATTATTGGTGGTTCAATTTCAGGTACATCTATTGGTTTAGGAAATCCTAGCTCTATTGATGCAACTACAGTAAATGCTACTTTATTTAGTGGTTCTGGTGCAGGATTAACCGGCACAGCAAGTGGATTGTCTATTGGAGGAAGTTCAGCTACCTCAAACGCATCATCTAATATTTTAGGTGGTGGTGCATATCAAATCCCTTATCAAATATCATCAGGTAATACATCATTTATTAATGCTCCTAGTGTTGCTGATACTTACCTTTTTTGGAATGGAACATCCTATTCTTGGCAATCTGTCAGTGCAGGCTCAGTAACCTCTGTTTCAGCATCAGGTGGATTGACTGGATTGACTTTTACTGGTAGTCCAATTACGACTACTGGAACATTAACTTTAGGTGGAATACTTAATGTTGAAAGTGGTGGTACAGGTGCAAATTCCTTAACTGGTTATGTATATGGAAATGGTACTGGAGCTTTAACTGCATCTACATCTATTCCTAATACTGCAATATCTGGTTTAGGAACAATGTCCACTCAGTATGCCAATAATGTAAATATTACTGGTGGAAACATATCTGGCGTAGTTGTTAGCTTAGAAAGTATTAATAACACTCCAATAGGCAATTTAATTCCTTCTACCGGAGCATTTACTACTTTAAGCTCGACTGGTTTAGCAAACTTAAATACTTTATCTACAATTTCAGCCACAATTTCTAGTGGTGAAATAGATAATTCTATTATTGGTCAATTAATTCCTAATAAAGCATATTTCACTACATTAAGTGCAAATGGGACTTTAACCTTAAGTAGCTATACAGGATATTTGTATGGTAATGGTTCTGGTTTTGTAACAGCATCAACTACAATCCCAACCTCTGTTTTATCAGGTACAGTAAATTCAAATCAATTAACCCCAACAGGCGTTACCGCAGGAACCTATGGTTCATCAGCAGTCATTCCGGTATTGACTGTTAATGCTGAGGGTCAAATAACAAGTATCTCTGTTCAAGCAACAAATGCTCCTGCTTATCAAGGTACTTGGAACGCTTCAACAAATACTCCAACATTAACATCAGGCGTAGGAACTCAAGGTTATTACTATGTTGTTTCCGTTGCTGGTAATACAACTTTAGATGGCGTGTCGGGATGGAATGTAGGTGATTGGGCTATATTTGAAAATGGTCATTGGGAAAAAATACCCGGCTCAACATCTGAATCATTTACCAATTTAACCACAACTAATTTAGCTGTAACCGGCTTAACTGGTTATATGTATGCAAATGGATCAGGTAATGTAACTGCATCCATGACAGTGCCTACATCAGTTCTTTCTGGTACTGTTAATTCAAACCAATTAACGCCAACTGGAGTTACAGCAGGTTCTTATACTTATGGATCATTTACTGTAAATGCGGAAGGTCAATTAACTCTAGCATCGTCTAATCCTACAACTGGATCGGGAAATATTGTTTTATCCAATTCTCCCACAATTACAGGTGCATGGGGTTCTCCTGATTCATTACAGTTTAACACTGCGGCTACTGTAACTCCTACTGTTGGTAAATTATATTGGGATGGTGGTTCTTCATTGAATATTGGAATGACCACTCAAACAGTTCAGTCTATTGGTGAGGATCAGTTTATTTATGTAAAAGCCACTTCTGCGATTACAGCCGGCCAATCAATTATGTTTACTGGTGCAGTTGGGGCATCTGGTGTTTTAACAGCCGCTCCTGCAACTGGAGTAACGAAAGCATCTTATATTATGGGTGTTGCTTGTGAGAATATTCCTGTTAATGGTTTTGGATTAATTCAAACTTTTGGTTTGATTCAAAACTTAAATACATCAGCTTATGCTCAGGGAACAGTTCTTTATTATGACCCATCTACTGTCGGAGGTTTAACATCAGTTGAACCTGTTGCTCCTAATATTAAAGTTCAATTAGCGGCTGTTGTTAATCAAGGAACTGGTAACGGATCTATATTTGTACGCAGACAAGAATCAGGTACGATAAATAACATTACCGAAATTCAAGTTACAAGTCCTTTAAATTACAACTTACTTCAATATAACGGAACGATTTGGCAGAATGTCGCTTCATTAAATGGCGTACCTATTGGTAATATTTATCCTACAACTGGGGTATTTACTAGCTTAACAGCAAGCACATCTACATTAGGCACAGCTACAGCATCAAGTTTAAACAGTACGCCTATCGGAAACACAACTCCAAGTACAGGTGCATTTACAACTTTATCAACAACAGGTCTTGCTATATTAAATAGTTTATCTACATCAAATGCCACAATTACAGGTGGATCAATTTCAAATGTAGCATTGACATTAGATTCAATTAATAATACTCCGATTGGTAATGTAACTCCTAGTTCTGGTGCATTTACAACGCTATCAACAACAGGTTTGGCGACATTAAATAGCCTATCAACAGCTAATGCTACGATTACTGGTGGTTCTATTACAGGCGTATCTTTAACGCTTGACAGCTTAAATTCAACCCCTATTGGTAATACAACCCCATCAACAGGTGCGTTTACAAGCCTTTCAAGCACATCTATTACAGATTCTAGTCTAACTATGGGTCAAGTAACATTTGCTGGCACAGGTGGATTATTAAGCGGTTCCAATAACCTTTATTGGGATAATACAAACTTTAGACTTGGAATTGGCACATCAACCCCATCTGTAAGTTTAGCTTTTGGTACGACAGATGCTATTTTAGTTCCTGCTGGTACAACCGCCCAAAGACCTGCAACTCCTGTTGTTGGTGAATTGCGTTATAACAATCAGACTAATCAATTTGAAGGATATTCAGGAGCAACTCCATCATGGTTGCCTGTTGGTGGTTCCGTCATCACTAACGACACTACAACAAATGCTTTAGAATATCCAATATTCGTAAATAGCACATCAGGAACTGCAACAACTGTATATACCTCAAGTCCTGATTATCAGTTTAACCCTGCTTTAGGAACATTGTATGCAAGTCAGGTTGGTGCTAGTAACGGGTTATTGATGAATCAAACCACGATCAATAAGAGCTATACGATTGATACAGGATATAACGCTATCTCGGTAGGACCTATAACTGTGGCGAGTGGAGTTGTAGTTACTGTCAATGCAGGCAGTCGTTGGGTTATATTGTAAAGGATAAACTATGCCAGTAATTTTTAATGCTTCTACTGTTTCTGGGTTGCAAGTAACCCCCGATAATTCAGGGCAGATACAATTTCAGCTTAATGGAGTTAATGTACCAAGCCCTAGTGTTGCTCCTGCTTTTAGTGCTTATCAAAGTGTTGCTCAAAGTATTTCTGCAAATACTACTACCAAAGTTATGTTTCAATCCAAAGAATTTGATACTAATAATAACTTTGATGCTACAACTAATTATAGATTTACCCCAACTGTTGCTGGTTACTATCAAATAACGGCAGGAGTTGCTTTATCTTCAATAGCTTGGATAAATTTATTTTTATATAAAAATGGCTCGGTTGCAAAACAAATTTTTAATTCTTTTCAGTCTTCAGTTGGTGCGGGATATGGGTCAGCATTAATTTATATGAATGGTTCAACTGATTATATTGAAACTTATATAATAATTCCATCAACGCAAAATTTATCTGCATCATCTAATTCGATATACTTCCAAGCCTCCCTTGTAAGGACAGCATAATGACAATCCTATATCAAAAAATAATTACTATCTACCCTACATTAACCCCTGCTGACTTTGCTCCTACAACAGGAACAATAGTTTTACAGAATGATTCTGATAATAAAGGGGATTATATTAAACACTGGGGACACCCAACACTTGCTGAACCAACTCCTGCACAGTTGGCAGCGATACCTTAAGGAGTAATAGATGAGCTTGATTTTAGATGGCACAAACGGAATCACAACGCCAGCAGAGGATGTAACAGGCACTGGAGTCTGGTCTGTTGGTGGAACTCAACTATATAAAGATGCTAATGGTAATTTAGGAATTGGCACAAACACTCTTAATCAAAAATTAAATGTAAATGGTGGAGTTTCTGCATTTGGTTATGCGTCTTCAAACCCCCCTATAATTACTAGTTCTACAAATCTTACTCAATCTATTGCCGGAACTTTTATCGAACTTGCAGGAAATTCTAGCTATACAGTTACATTACCCGATCCTACTCTTACTGGAAATATGGAGTTTAGGATTTGGTTAAATAGTCCAAACCCAATTACTTTAGCTACTCCTACTGGTAATTTTTATGGAACATCAGGAGCGGGAACAACAACAGTCACTATTACGCAATCAACATCTTTTTATTGGTATGTAGCAAGTGATGGGTATAACTGGGTTTTGTTTGCTATTCCCTCTTTTGATGCTAGTGGTAATTTGTTGGTGGGGACTACATCAGTTAATGGAAAAATAACAATTAACAACGCCACAAATCAGGCTGGATATGGATTTTATGTTGATGGTGCAAATACCACTGTTAGTCAATTTCAAAATACTTCAGCTAATGATATTCTTTCTATTCATGGTAATTACAACTCATCAACACCCGGATTGCAATATGTAATGCCTATAAGGATGGGTACAAGCTCATCTTTAGTTGGATCAATTTTATGGACTGGAAGTGCAATTCAATATAATACTTCCTCTGACCCTCGCCTTAAAAACATAACAGGTTTAATTACTCCTACAATGGCAACTAACTTTGTCATGGGATTACAACCTAAATACGGCACTTGGAAATCAGATGGTTCAGTATTTCAAGGTTTTGTTACAACAGACTATTCATCAGTTGATCCACAATCCGTTCAAGGGCAGCCAAATGCTGTTGATTCTAATGGAAATCCAATTTATCAGCAAATGGAATATGGCTCACCAGCTTGGTGTGCAAACATGACTGCATTTGTACAAAACTTACAAAACACGATTACCAACCTAGAAGCTAAACTAAAAGCTGCTGGCGTAGCAGGATTCTAAAGGAATAAAATATGTCAACTTATGGCACATTAGCAATAGACCAACTAACATCAAGCACAGGACAATCACTTAGTCCAGCTAGTTCTTCTGCGACTATGAAGAACAGATTGATAAATGGCGGAATGGTTATAGCACAAAGAGGAACATCATTTACTTCCCCAGCTTCTGGTTCTTATACGCTTGATAGATGGTTTGTTACTTGGACAGGCGTTGCTCCTGCCACAGTCGCTCAAGTTGCTGGTCCTGCTGGCTTTGGAAACGCTTTACAGATTACAGGTGCTACTGGCAACACAGCAACCGCATTAGCCCAAAGAATAGAGTCTTATAACTGTTCTGATTTATCAGGTCAGGCTGTAACTATTCAAGCTAATATGTCAGCTTCAACGCCAATCACTGTTGGTTGGACTTTATCTTATGCAAGTGCTACTGATAACTTTGGTACTGTAACCTCTATCGCATCAGGGACATGGTCGGTAACAACAACCTCTACTGTATTTTCAGCAACTATTACAGGATTGCCTGCTGGTGTTGTAAATGGATTACAACTAACTATTTCACCAAATAACAACACAGCATTTACATCAGGAACATTTACTATTACTGGAACGCAACTCGAAGTAGGAACAGTCGCAAGTAGCTTTGATTATAGAGATTATGGTCGTGAATTGATATTATGTCAGAGGTACCTTCCTGCTTTTAGCTCTCTAATATGTTTGGGGTACGGAACAGGTGCAGGAAATGGATTTTTTAATGTTCCATTTCCAGTTTTAGTAAGAACAGCACCTACTGGAATTGTTTATACAAGTGGTCTTTCTGTTTATGGTGGAGGCGGTTTAGTTTCCACAACAGGAATTTCATTTAATGACGCTACAAATTTAGCAGGTTTTTTGATCGTAGCCGGATCATTTTCATCTGGACAAGCCTACGCAATCTTAAGTGGAAATATATTGTTTACGGGGTGTGAATTATGATTTATCGACTTTATACCGCTGGCTTTAATCAAAATGTTGTTAATGCAGCAATGACGGTCAACCAAACTTTGTCAAAATCATTTTTATTTGACCCTACCAACACCGATTACCAACAATTTCGTAAAGATATAGCTAACGGTGCAGAACTACAAGACGCATCAGGAACTGTAATGACAGCTAGTCAGATTCAAGCGTTTATGAGCACACTGCCATGATCTGGAATAAAGAAACTGACCCTCGTTTACCAAGTTGGCTTAATACAGTCTTAAATACGCCACCTTTTTTATTACCTCAAGAGTTTGTAATTCCTGTTATCTGTATTGCTTTGGGGTTCAAGCGTAATGGTAAATGGGTGCTTGGTAAGATAGGGCGAGGCCCAAATAATCCTGCGTATATCGGACAGATGTTCTGGAATGGCATATTTGAGTGCAGATTCATGTTGCCTTTCTATATAAACTTTATGATTCGCTGGAGTGCTACTGCAAGTCCTAGTTACTTTCAATTTCAACTGGGCTGGAAAAGAAATGGACGCCTTGCTATTGCATTTAGATTCTTAACCGATGCCTCTGCTAGGGCTGGTGTATTAAGCCCTAACACAGACCAAGCTGGTGGCTTTAATGAGGGAACTGCTTAACGAGGGAAAAATGGAACCGCAGTCAATATTTGATATAGCAATTTCGGTTATTGGAGCTTTAGGGGGATGGATTCTTAAAACAATATGGGATGCAATTAAAGAGCTTCAAAAAGATGATAAAGAGCTATCTGAAAAGTTATCTCATGTTGAAGTTCTTGTTGCTGGAGGATATGTAAAAGTCGATAAATTTGATATGGTAGTAAATAAGATTTTTGATAAACTTGAAAAGATTGATAACAAATTAGATAGGAAGGTAGATAAATGACACCTAATCAAAAAGCATTTTTAGATATGATTGCTTTGTCTGAGATTGGTAAGCCACTCTTAGATATATCTGACAATGGCTATAATGTTATAGTTGGTTCAACGCCTAGTAACCCACATTTATTTGATTCTTACGCAGATCATCCTAATATTCTTGTTGATTTAGGTCATGGGTTAAAATCGATTATAAATAAATAAGTATTCAATGGGAGATACAAATGGCTGACGCTAATACAACATTAATTTATTCTTGGGACATTAAAGGTCTCAAAGTACAGAACACATCCAATCTTGCAAATGTAGTTATTCATACTACTTTTGAAGTAAAAGGTACTGATGCAAATAATAATTCTGGTACTTTTTCAGGTGCTATGCCTTTGACCCCACCAGCAAATACTGCCACATTTATACCATTTAGTAAATTACAAGCAAATACTGTAATTAGTTGGATCGAAGCAGAAATTGCCAATAATTCTACTTATCAAGCACATATTAAAGAAAGAATTATTGATCAAATTAATTTGATTGAAAGTCCTGTAACGGATGTTGGTTCAAATTTACCATGGGCAAATACATCTAATACAACAGCAACAACTACTGCATTATAAATAGATTTTTTAATTATGTCTAACTTATAGGAGAATTGACATGACTGAGCAAGTTCAACAACCACAAACATTAACTTTAACCTTGAATATTAATCAGGTTAATACTGTGATTGCTGGTTTACTTAAATTACCTTTGGAAGCTGCATTAGAAACATTTAATGTGGTTCAACAACAAGCACAATCACAAGTTCAACAAGCACAAGTACCACAAGGTCCTTTGTCTGATAAAGTAATTCAGTAATAAATTTCTCTGGTGGTAATTAACTAAATACTCCAATAAGAGGAGTAAATATGGCAACAATACAAAATAACCAAATTACTACCAGAGATGCTTTTACACAATATTGCCTACGTAGATTAGGTCATCCAGTAATCCAAATCAATGTTGATCCAGATCAAATTCAGGATCGAATTGACGATGCGTTACAGTATTGGAGAGATTATCATTATGATGGTACTCAACAAGTTTATTGGGTTCATACAGTAACACAAAACGATATCAATAATAGATATCTAGATTGTTCACAAGCTGTTGATTCTTCTAATAATGTATTAGAAATTGTTGGTATTAATCGTATATTTCCCGTAACAGATTCACAATCAACAGTTAACATGTTTGATTTACGTTATCAACTTAGATTAAATGAGTTGTATGACTTCACATCAGCATCATATATTAACTATACATTAACGATGCAACATTTACGAACATTAGAATTATTGTTTACTGGTGAAGTTCCTATTAGGTTCCAAAGACATATGCAAAGATTATATATAGATTGGGCATGGGGTGATATGGAAGCACCGGTAGGAACAGTGGTAGTTTCAGAAGCATATGCTAATATTGATCCAAATTATTATCCTTTAGTTTGGAATGATCGTTGGTTAAAAGAGTATGCCACTGCTCTAATCAAAAGAGATTGGGGTAATAATATGAAAAAATTTGATAATATGCAATTACCTGGTGGTGTTACTATGAATGGACAGAAAGTATATGATGAAGCTATCCAAGAAATAAACAATTTAGAAAAAGAAATGTCAACAGAATACTTTAGCCCACTCCAATTTTATCTCAATTAACATGCCAACAAACCATTATTTTTCAAATTACGATAATAAAGGTGAACAAAGACTCATTGAGGATTTGATAATAGAGTCCATTAAAATAATGGGTTCCGATGCATATTATTTACCAAATAACAATAGTCAAGCAAGAGACTTGTTATTTGGTGAGGATCCATTAAAAACATTTACATCAGCATTTCCAATAGAAATTTATCTTTCATCTAATTTGGATTATTTAGGTGAAAAAGAATTTTTTTCTAAATTTGGTTTACAGATTAAAAATGATGTCACTGTTGTTGTATCAAGAAGAACATTTAATGAAAGAACACCTGCATTTCTACCAAGACCTTTAGAAGGTGATTTAATTTATATTCCTTTCCTAAATGGTACTGGTGAATTATATGAAATTAAATTTACAAATCAAAATAAAGATTTCTTTATGTTGGGTAGACAAGTACCATATTTTTATGAATTAACATTAGAGAAATTCAAATATTCTAATGAAGTTATTGAAACAGGAGTACCTGATATCGATAGCGTCACAATGGAAAACTCATATACATTAGATTTAACTATGGGTGCGGGTTCTGGAAATTATGTGTACCAAGAAATTGTGTTTATTTCACCTGATAACACATATGCAAATTCAACAGCACATGCTATGGTTCAAACTTGGGATGGAGTAAACAAAATGTTATCAATATCATTTATTGTTGGTGATATAACCGATGGTTCATTATTAATTGGACAATCAAGTAACGCACAATATATATTAACAACATATGATCCGTTAAACATCCAAGTTCGTGATGAAAAATATGATAATAGAGTTATTGCAAATGAAGCTATACAAAATATTGATACATCAGAATCTAATCCTTACGGTAGTATATAATGGCAAATACATATTATAATGGTGTTATCAGAAAAATAATTACAGCATTTGGAAACACTTTTTCCAATATAACACTATTTCGTTATGATGCAAATCAAGTTGAACAAGAAAGAATACTTGTGTCAATTGCATATGCACAAAAAGAAAAATATGTTCAACGATTACAAGGTGATCCTGTTTTAGGTAAAAAAATTGAAATTGCTATACCCAAATTATCTTTTGAAATGACAGGATTTTCATATGATCCATCGAGAAAACAAAATACAATTATAAAGAATTTTGCAAATAGTCCAACAGGCACATTATCACAGTATATGCCTGTACCATATGATTTTGATTTTTCATTATATCTTTATGTTAGAAACATTGAAGATGGTCATCAAGTATTGGAACACATACTTTCATTTTTTACACCTGATTACACATTAAAAATAAATCTTATTCCTGAAATGGGAATAACGAAAGAAGTTCCATTAATTTTAAAAAGCACTTCCCAAGAAATTGATTATGAAGGATCAAGTGATTCAGAAACACGAGTAATCATTTATACTTTGACATTTACAGTAAAAGGTTTTATTTATGGTCCAGTTTCATCGACAGGATTAATTACGAAATCAATAACAAATATCTATAATGATATAACACAAGATCAAAATATTACTTTTTTTATGAGTAATGGTAATGGTAATTATCAAATAGGTGAAACCGTATATTCAGGATATTCAAAAGAGGTTGCAATAGCGACAGGTACAGTTACTAATTGGGTAAATAATAATTTAACATTGACTAATATAAATGGTAATTTTATATCATCACAACCTATTGTTGGATTAAATACAAACGCTAGTTATTATTTTACAGGATACAACACTACTCCATTAGAATATGCCAATATCACAATTACACCAAATCCAATAACCGCAAACGCCAATAGCAATTACACATATACCACAACAATCACTGAATATTAGGATTGATTATGACCGAATTTGAAAAAAGTATGGAAAAGATATTTGATGTTCCACCTGTTGAAAATGCTCCTGTTGTCCAAAAACAATCTTTGCCAAAAGTTTCATCTGATGATTTAAGTGCAGACTTGAAAGATGCATATGAACAATCAAAAGACAATCTTCAAGAATTAATTGAGAAAGGTAAAGATGCAATGGAAGAAATATTGGTTGTCGCTAAAGCAGGACAACATCCTCGTGCATTTGAAGTTTTTGGTGGTATACTTAAAAATATGGTAGATGCAAACAAAGAATTATTGAATATACAAAAGCAAATGCGTGAAATGGAAGGTGTTAAAAAAGAAGTTAATAATACAAATATTGATAAAGCTATATTTGTTGGAACACCTGCTGAATTGAATAAGTTATTGAAAGATAAGAAAGATGATTAAAGAAACTTATCGTGACAATCCCAATCTAAAAAGAATTGGGGTTCAAATAAGATATACAAAACACCAATTAGAAGAATATAAAAAGTGTTCAGAAGATCCAATATATTTTATGAAATATATGAAGATCATTACACTTGATCATGGTCTTGTTACATATAAACCATACGAATATCAAAAAAAATTAATCACAACAATTCACGAAAATCGTTTTAGTATTATTAAATGTCCACGACAGTCAGGTAAAACAACATCTACTGTTGCTTATATTCTTTGGTCAATTTTATTTCAAGATCAACAAAATGTGGCCATTCTTGCTAACAAGGGTAAAACATCAAGAGATATTTTAGGTAGATTACAATTGGCATATGAAAATCTTCCTCTTTGGTTACAACAAGGTGTGCAAGAATGGAATAAAGGTTTGATTGAATTGGAAAATGGTTCAAAAGTAACTGCCGATTCAACTTCATCATCAGCTGCTCGTTCTGGTTCATATAACATGGTAGTTCTTGACGAGTTTGCTTTCGTACCAGGAAACATAGCCCAAGAGTTTATGACATCTGTATATCCAGTTATTACTGCTGGTACAAAAACAAAAATCGTTATGGTTTCAACACCAAACGGTATGAATTTGTTTTACAAATACTGGAATGATGCTGTAAATAAAAGAAATAATTATGTTCCATTTGAGATTCATTGGTCAGATGTTCCTGGTCGTGATGTAAAATGGCGTGAAGAAACTATTAGAAATACTTCTGAAAGACAATTTGAACAAGAATTTGAAGCACAGTTTTTAGGTAGTTCTAATACATTAATATCTTCGAAAAAACTACAAGAAATTAGTTATTCTGTACCAATTACAGAACATGATGGATTGAAAATATATGAACCACCAGTTAAAGATGATGCAGATAGACACACTGTTGAACACACATATATTATAACTGTCGATGTTTCAGAAGGTAAAAATCAAGATTCATCTGCATTTTCTGTTATCGATATTACACAAACTCCATATAAACAAGTGGCTACATATAAAAGTCCTTTAATATCACCTTTATTATTACCAACTGTAATTTATAATGCTGCAAAATATTATAATGATGCACATGTTTTAATTGAAATTAATAATAATCCGCAAGTAGCCGATACATTACACCAAGATTTTGAATATGAAAATATATTAAAAGTCTTTACAGGAAATAAACAACCACAACAATTATCAGCTGGATTTGCCAGGGGTATACAAATGGGATTAAAAATGTCACCAATTGTAAAGAAAATGGGTTGTTCAAATCTAAAAACACTGATAGAAACAGATAAATTAACAATTGTTGATTTTGATACATATTCAGAATTAACAACATTTGTTTCAAATAAAACATCTTTTGCTGCGGTAGAAGGTGCTTATGATGATATGGCAATGACATTAGTAATATTTGCTTGGGCAGCAAACCAGAAGTATTTCAAAGAGTTAGTAAATCATGACTTAAGAAAGCAGTTACAAAAAGAAGTAATGAATCAAGATATGGAAGAATTGTTACCTATACCTTTAATTGATGATGGTTTGGATAATCCATTTGAAGTTATGGATGGTGCTGTTTGGGAAAATGCAGATGGTGGTGGAACATATGATAATTTCTTTAGAGAGTTTAGAAGAAAATTGTAATTTTGACTTTTCATAAATATCAATATAGTTTTGTGTTCTAAAACTCTTATTATAATAATCAAGGAGTAAAAAATGGCGATTCAATTATCTCCAGGTGTAAATGTATCAGAGATAGATTTAACTACGGTTGTGCCTTCCGTGTTAACTACAGCTGGTGCTTTTGCAGGATATTTGTCTTGGGGTCCTGCAAATAAAATAACTTTAGTCGATAGCGAAGTTACTTTAAAGAAAATTTTTGGTAGTCCAGACAACAATTCAGCAGTAAATTTTTTTACTGCTGCTAATTTTTTAGCATATGGTAATAATTTAAATGTTGTTCGTTCTATTGGTGCTAATTCTTATAACGCTACTGCAAATACAAATAATGTCCAAGTTGCTAACAGTGATCAATTCCAATATACTTTATTAAACAATAACAATGGTAATGTATATGGTTCATTTATGGCAAGATATGCTGGATCATTAGGTAATTCTTTAACTGTTAGTGTTTGTGCAAATACTCAAGCATTTTCTACATGGTCATATGCTGGATATTTTTCATCTGCTCCAACAACATCCGAATATGTTGCAAATCTTGGCGGTTCAAATGATGAAATGCACATCATAGTAATTGACACAAATGGTTTATTCAGTGGTACAAAAGGTACAGTTCTTGAAACATATCCATTTGTTTCTGCTGCTTCTGATGCAGTTAATTTAAATGACGGTTCATCAAACTACTACAAACAAGTTATATTTAATAAATCACAATATATCTACGCTGTTGATCCTATTGATTATGCTTTAACAAATACAGTTTGGGGACAAAAATCAGCTAACACTAACTTTGGTGTTGTTTCTTCTGTTGTTACTACAAATTTAGCAAATGGTACAGATGATGTTGGTACCGATGCAACAATAATGCAAGCATATAGTTTATTTACCAACAAAGAAACCATTGATATTTCATTAGTTTTAACTGGTGCTGCTGATGTAACAGTTCAACAATATGTTATTGATAATATTGCAAATGGTCGTGCAGACTGTGTTGCTTTCTTATCACCACCTATGTCTGCTGTTGTAAATCAATCCGGTAATGAAACAACAAATATTCAAACTTGGTTAACAAGTTTGGCAAGATCAACATCTTATGCTTTTGTTGATTCTGGTTGGAAATATCAATTTGATGTATACAATAACACATATCGTTGGATTCCATTAAATGGTGATATGGCAGGTCTTTGTGTATATACAGATTCAGTTACAGATCCATGGTATTCACCTGCTGGATACAATCGTGGTAATGTTAAAAATGCTGTTAAATTGGCATGGAATCCTACAAAAACACAAAGAGATATTCTTTATTCAGCTGGTGTAAATCCAGTGGTTTCTTTTGCTGGTCAAGGTATTGTTCTCTTTGGAGACAAAACATTACAATCTAAACCATCTGCATTTGATCGTATCAATGTTCGTAGATTGTTTATTGTTCTTGAAAAAGCAATTTCAACTGCTGCCAAATATTCATTGTTTGAGTTCAATGATGAATTTACAAGAGCACAATTTGTTGCTTTAATTACACCATATTTGAGGGATGTTCAAGGTAGACGTGGTATTACAAACTTTAAAGTTGTATGTGATACCACAAACAATACACAACAAGTTATTGATAGTAATCAATTTGTTGGTGATATTTACATTCAACCTGCTCGTTCTATCAACTTTATCCAATTAAACTTTGTAGCAGTTGGAACTGGTGTAGACTTTACAACTGTTGTTGGAAAAGCATAATAAATAAAAGTAATAGGAGATAAGCAATGGCTTTTAATATAAACGAGTTTAGAGCAAATATGATTGGTGACGGTGCACGTCCCAATCTATTCTCTGTGACGCTAGCGTTTCCAACTATTGCCACAAATGGAACAGCTGCAAGTCAACAAGTAACATTTATGGCAAAATCAGCACAGTTACCAGGTTCTACTGTTGGTACTGTTCCACTTTACTATTTTGGTCGTGAAGTTAAATTTGTTGGTAACAGAACATTTCCAGATTGGACAATTCAAATCATTAATGATGAGAATTTTACAGTTAGAAACTCTATGGAAACATGGATGAATGCTATCAATAGTCACTCACTAAATACAAGAAGTACTGGTGCATTAAGTCCATCAAGTTATTCTGTTGATGCCACAGTTTCACAATATGGTAAAGACGGTAGCGTGATTAAGACTTATACATTTGTTGGAATGTTCCCACTTGATGTTGCTCCAATTGAATTAGATTGGGGTTCAAATGATACGATTGAAGAATATGCAATTACCTTCGCATATCAATATTGGTCTTCCAATACAACTTCATAATATTTTGATTTATTTGACATCAAAACACATATGAATGTGTATACAATATATTTGGTAACAAATGATATTACCAGTAAAAAATATGTAGGTTTTACTGGTAATACTCTTTGTAAAAGAAAAAAACAACATTTATATAGTTTTAAGTCAGGAAAAAAAACAAAATTTTATGATGCAATAAGAAAATATGGTATTGAAAATTTTGATTGGAAAATAATATATCAATCAAAAGATAAATTACATTGTAAAGAAATAATGGAATCATATTTTATAAAAGAATATGATACATATTTTAATGGTTATAATATGACTATGGGTGGTGATGGTGTTGATATAGGAACAAAACCATGGAATAAAAATTTATTGAATGATATTAGATTAAAATGGGATGAAAAACGAAAAACAAATCACAGTAAAAAATTAAAACAAATGTGGAATGATCAAAAAAAGAATGAACTTTCAACAAAATGGAATAATGAAAAAAGAAAAAATCATTCAATAACATTAAAAAAATCTTGGAATAAAAAAATACAATCTGGTTATAAAGTTATTTCAAATAATATATTGATTGAGTGTCCACATTGTAAAAAGATTAATAATGTGGGTAATGCTAAAAGATGGCATTTTGATAAATGTAAAATGAAAGGAATTATATAATGGCACTAAATGACCAAAAATTTTCACTTTTTGGGTTTACGATTTCTCGTAATAAA